TGGCTTGTTTGTTCAGGTCTTGTTTCAGCTCTCGCAGGAGTGTTGGCTAGATTTGCCTGGTAGTATCCAGAAAGAATTGCGGCTCTTTTCTTTTGTGTGCGAACTGATTGACTTCTATCTGTGTTCATTCTATTTATCCAACTGTTTTTATTTCACCCAGAGCACAAGCAGTATTCTTTGCTAAAGGTTCACCCCCATTACTTACTTGACGAGCAACCTGTAAGAAATCCGGGGGTAAAGGTCGCGGCTTGATAAACTCATAAAAACGTGGCTCAACCGCAGTTATCGCATCCTTGAGCACAGATGTAGTTGTAGATGATTTTTTGGATTCAACTAGAGTATATGTAGTTGGACCTCCTCCTTGAATTGTCCGAGAAGTACCATTCACAATTACTTGCTGACAACGTTCTCGAATTATTCGTTGACTTTCTATTATATTAGGTTTATCAGGTGTCTTGACTGGAGGACATGAGAAAAGTGGTATATCTTTTCGGGTTAGTGGATCATACGGTGGCACACAGCGATTACACTGACGTTTTTGAGCAATTCTAAGTGATTCCATATCCCTGTTACTTACGGCGTTAAAATATTCTGTTTATATGTCAGGGATGGCAAACACACCATGGTGGAGAAGCAATCTTTTAGAAGGTGATATTGGCAAGAAAGTTTTTATTTCATTATTTTATTTATTATCTATCCTAATTTTTGTTATTATCTTTGTCACAATGGGTTCATCCTGTCGCCGTGAAGAAACTTTTGATGATGTACCCACTTTATCAGCTGTAACTACACGAGCCACTGCTTTTAAAAAGTCCGTGGATGCTATTTATAAACGAGTCTGCGCCTTGGATACTTTTGTTGGAACTGGTGTTGCTGCGAACTTTGAGACAACACTTAATGTAAAAGTAGGTCTTGTATCCAAAGATGAATTTGAGGCCGGGCGTCCTAAAAGACAAGAATCGGCAAAAAATAAAATGATTGTGCAGAAACAAGAGGCTACAGGAAATGATTGTGATGGGAAACCTGTAATTATGGAATGTTTTGAGGATATTGCTGACTGGAAAATATTAGAAAAGGATATTCGTAAAACTCTTCATAATCTGCGGATTGCTTCTATTACACTTTTTAAATGGATTTCACCAAATACCCGGGGATTTGCTAAAACAGGAAAAGTAGAAGGATTTGTTGTTACATCACCACCTCTTCAGAGTTTCATGGATTCGTGCCCTCTTACAGCCGCGCCAAATAAAGATGATATTCCTATAGAATACAAAATTAGACTTTGGTCTTTGCTGGATACATCGGAGAAATATCTACCAGATATGACAAAAGAATTAACTTTTCTTGAATCAATACAGAAAAAACTCAAAGATAAGAAAGATCGTTTAGAACGCGGTGAATTATCGGATAGCGATATTAAGATGGGAGAAACAACAACTAGTAAACTCTAAAAAAATTCAAAGAAAAAGAATCTAAAGAAACCCAGTTGTATATATTCATACAGTATGGCAACCAAGGGAACCTCAAAGTACTGTGCGGGAATGGATTTGGCGACAACTTATTGCTGTGTGGGTCTCTGGCAAAATGACCGTGTTGAAATTCTGGCCTCCGAGTCAGGTGCGCGTAGTATTCCTTCTTATGTGGCGTTTACTGATACTGATCGCCTCGTTGGGGAAGCAGCAAAGAGTCAGGCTGCGGGAAATACAGCAAATACAGTCTTTGATGCGAAGCGTCTTATTGGACGCAAGTTTAGTGACCCACTTGTTCAAGAGGATATTAAGCGCTATCCTTTTAAGGTTGTCGGAGATGCCAGTGATAGACCTCAGATTGTTGTTCAGACTAAGGATGGAGAGAAGAAATACTATCCGGAAGAGATTTCAGCGATGCTCCTGCAGAAGATGAAACAGATGGTTGAGTCTTATGTTGGCGAAGAAGTCAAGGATGCGGTAATCACAGTTCCGGCTTATTTCAATGATGCTCAGCGTCAGGCGACAAAGGATGCCGGAGTCATTGCTGGTCTCAATGTCTTGCGTATCATTAATGAGCCGACAGCCGCGGCTATTGCTTACGGTTTGGAAAAGACAAAGGGTGAAAAGAATATTCTTATTTTTGACTGTGGTGGTGGAACACATGATATTTCCATTCTAACAATTGACGATGGTGTCTTTGAAGTGAAGGCAACTGCTGGAAACACGCATTTGGGCGGAGAAGACTTTGATAATTTAGTCTGTGACTGGGCATGCGATGAGTTCCGAAAGAAGACTAAGTTGGATATCAAGGCTAATGCTCGGGCTTATCGCCGTCTGCGAAATGTAGCCGAGAGGGCCAAGCGTATTCTTTCTACGAGCACGCAGGCTACACTGGAAGTTGACGGTATTCTAGAGGGACAGGATCTAAATATTGTCTTGAGTCGAGCCAAGTTTGAGTCACTCTGTGAATCTATCTTCCGCAAGGCAATGGAGCCGGTTCAGCAGGCGATGCAGGATGCTAAGATGAGCAAGACAGACATTCATGATATTGTTCTGGTTGGTGGTTCTACGCGTATTCCAAAGATTCAACAGCTTCTCAAGGATTATTTCGGAGGCAAGGATTTGTGCCAGTCTATCAATCCGGATGAGGCAGTTGCTTATGGCGCAGCGGTACAGGGAGCAATTTTGAAGGGAACAACATCTGATAAGTTGGACCAGGTCATTCTGCTGGATGTGACACCTTTGTCACTGGGTGTAGAGACAGCAGGTGGAGTTATGACGCCGCTTATCAAACGCAACACTACTATTCCAACAAAAAAGTCCCAAACCTTCTCAACGTATTCTGATAATCAGACGCAGGTTAAGATCCGAGTGTTTCAGGGTGAGCGTGCTATGACCAAGGACTGCCAGCATCTTGGAGATCTTGACCTGAATGGAATTCCTCCTATGCCTCGTGGTATCCCGCAGATTGAGATTACTTATGATTTGGATGCCAATGGAATTCTCTCAGTTGCGGCGGCGGAGAAGTCAACAGGCAAGAGCCAGTCTATCAAGATTACGAATTCTTCTTCTCGGCCTAAGGAAGAGATTGAGCGCATGATTCGGGAAGCCGAAGCGGCTGCTGAAGAGGATAAGCGCACAATGGAGCGTGTTGAGGCTAAGAATAAGTTGGAGGGATATTTGTATCAGGTTCGCTCATCAACACAGGATGAGAAGGTGCGGGAGAAGCTGGGCGTAGAAGGAATTAAAATGCTTGAAGACACTGTAAAGGATGGATTCCAGTGGCTAGAAGGTGGTTCTGATAATAGGGGTGCTCTTGAATATGAGGATAAGTATAAAGAGGTAGAGGGAGTTTGCCGGCCTATCATGATGAAGTTGTATCCTGCAGATACTAAGGGAACGGAAGAATCAGCAGACGGTTCAGCAGAGGGTAATATGCCCGGAATGCATGGTTCTGAACAAGGACCTAAGGTTGAGGAGGTTGATTAATATAAAATGCCAATTATAATTTATAGTGGTTCGGGAGATCATTGTTTAAATGATTTATCGAGTCATAAGAATATAGACATTTATATTGATACTGAAGAATATCATCCGAATGATAATCTGAAATTTTATATACAAAGAGAAGCGGATGTTATTCATAAAACATATAGTTATCTTCGTGAAAACATACATAAGTATGACCTTATCTTTTGTTACGATCCAACACAACTTTCGGCAACAAATGTTATTAAAGTGATACATGCGGGTACATGGTTGGAGCCTTCTTTTTATGAATCAATTGATGTCCAAAAAAAGGAATATAGTATTTCTAATTTAACTGGATGGAAAACAGGATGTTTTGCATATTATTTACGCCATTTACTCTATCAGAATCAACTAGGTTTCAAGCAGTTCCCTATTACATTTTACAGGAGTAGTGCTCATATGATTATTCCAGAAATTGGAATTAATCCTTTAATTCCTAAAGAGCCACTTTCAAGTAAGTATATTCTTTTTGAAAAACATCAATTTAGTATTGTTATTGAAAATACGCGTGAAAGAAATCTTTTTAGTGAAAAATTAATGGATTGTGTTATTACAAAGACAATCCCTATTTATTATGGCTGCGCAAATATTGGAGAATATTTTGATACAACAGGTTGGATTATACTTACAAATGAAGAAAATTTCTTAGAGGAGTTATATAATGAACTTCATAAATTAAATGAAACATATTATATGAAATATATTAATACTGTTGAGAAAAACTATAAAACGGCTGTTCAATATGCTAGTAAAGAAAATGAGTTAATAAAAATAATCAAGCCGTTTCTATCTTAAATTTGCGTGTTCGGCTTCGCTTTATAACTTTTTCTAAATATTCTCTTACTTCTTTTTTCTTTAATAATACGCGTTCTCTATGTGCCTTTTTGAGTTCAGGTAAAGAAGGCTGATGTCCTAAACATGTAAATGGAAAAAGAGAAATCTTGGATTCACGAGGATTCTCAAGACGCATATGAGCTTCAATATCAATTAATGCTTGGATTACACATAAAATGCGTAGTCCAACTGTTTTTTGAAGCCCAGCAAACCACATACTATAAAGGAGAGTTATGCTAGAGTCCACACTTGCCACACGCACTATATATTTTGTTTCATCATAAGGAATATGAATGTTTAATGAAAGAAATGCGTGACATGCTACAGTCGGAAATATAGTAGCAATACGACGTTTATCAAAAAATATTTCTCGGCGTTCTGCCATAATTTCTCCAACCTCAGTGAATTCTTTAATTGTAATATCTGTGGATGGAAATTGAGCCTTAAGTTCAGCTGCTAGATAGTTTGTTGTCTCATCAAGTGTCTCAGTTGTTAAAATGTACCGAGGATCATATTTTATGAGTGATTGACCAAGAATAATTTCCGTCTTTGCTGTGTGATCTTCTAGGGCTTTATAGACACCTTCTACCATTGCTCCAGCAAAGAATGTTCGTGTATCATTGAGGACTTGAAGAATTATACTATGAAGTCGGCGTCTCTTCTGCGGTGGAAATCGAGTAATTTCTGTCACAGAAGAATCCATACAAG